ATCAAACTTGCGGGCTGCATCAACAATTTTGAATGCAGTCGTAATAAGACGCACTAATTCATCAATCGCTTTAGTTACTCCAAGAACAGCAAAAGCAATACCTCGAACCCCAACACCTATAACATCAAACAAGGCAGAAAAGTCGGCATCACTTGCAAAGAGATCTTGGAAGACCTCCATGATTGCGTTCAATGCCGGTAGCAACGCATCAGCTAGTTGCTTTCGGAATCCATCAAAACGAATCTGTAAGACTGCAATTTGATCATTGAAATACTCTGCGTTCTGCGCAAAATTCTCACTGGTCTCGTAATTAAATCGCTCAAGTGCTTCAGACCCGCCGTTCAATAACGTGATTAACTTTGACCCAGAACGGCCAAAAATATCCATGGCGATCGCCGCCTTTTCTGGACCATTGGGCAGGTCCTTAAACTTGTCAGCAATCTCACCAAGCAGCTTGTCGGATGGCTTCAAGCTGCCATCTGCTTTCTTGACGCCGACGCCCAGCTTTGCATAAGCCTCTGAGTAGGTTGCAACTCCATCAGCAGCTTCAGCCTGTGTACGCGCCAAGGTGCGCAGGCCGGTCTCAAGATCGCTTTGACTTACATCAGCTAACTTGCCTGCGTTTGCATACGCTTGAAGCTTGTTTGCAGCAATGCCAGTTCTGGTGCTGAGCTTTCCAAAAGCATCTGCTGAGTCAATAGCACCCGTAACAAGGCGGCTAAAACCAGCAACAGCAGCAGCAGCAAACAGCGCCTTGAATGCTGTACCAACGCCTTTAACCGCATTGCCAAGGTTTTTGGCCTTGCCCTGCACTCCCTGCATGGAGTTTCCAAGGCGTTTTATATCGTTTGCACCAGTTGTTTTGGCGCTGATCAGCATCCCAAACTTGGCAGTCATATCACTTGCTCTCCTTATTCAAAATTTTCATGGCCGCCGCTTCCATGATTTGCAAGTCCTCTAGCACGGCTGGCGGATCCTTGACTTCATACAGTCTAAACAGCCATTGCACAGCTGTATAGTCCAGCCCGCAAACGCCAGACATTGTTGTGCGCCACTGCGTCTGACAACGTAAGAACATTTCAACAGCGGGCCAATTCTCCTCCCATACTTCAAAGTGCTGCTCTTTTGCTTCAGGCAGCACCAAGCCAAACGCCTTGGCGTCTGCCTTTAACTGGCTCTGGTCTCCTGGACCGCTGAACAGATACTCAACGGCCTCGCTTAGTTTTTTCTCTTGGCTCCCTGCTTGCTCTCTAGATAAGCCCCAGCAATTGCTGTTGCCATCATCGGCACATCCAACAGCTCGTCTCGCTTTGTGATGCTGTACGGCAACTCCTTGCCATTCTCATCCTCAATACCAATCCACCCCATCATCACTTCACGGGCAATCTCAACATCCGTCAAGTTGCCCTCTGCGCTTAGCTCTGCAATCTCTAAAAGTCTGCTTTGCGTCAAGTCTTTGAACTCAACATCAAAAGTGACCCGTTCGTGTTTGCCCCCATCAACAGGAACATCCACAGAAACAGGCCACTTGTAAGTATTCGACTTCTTGAGGACGAATGCCATAAAAAAGGTGATTCGCCGTCAGACTAGCGCACCATTAAGTGCAAACAATGCTGTACTCATTGTTCCCTGCAGTTGTTGGCGTTGCGTTGTAGGGCAAGTTCAACATTTGAATGCCGTCAGAATCTGAATAGGTTGGTGAACCTAGGTCAGTTTGTGGGGCGCTGAAGGTAACCTTGTTGCCAGCTGATTGACCATGCTGGAACGTGTTTGTCCCGGTGCTGGTTCCAGTCGCATCAGTGAAGAAGTTATGAGTGGCGAGCAATTCAGCCTCAAGAACAATCGTGCCATTAGGGCGGCGATCAGTAATCAAGACTTCTTTAGTGCCACCAACCAATTCGCGATAAACAGTCGTATTTGACTGATCAAAGCTAAAGGACTGCAATGCGCCCGCGTAGCTAAACAAGGTGAAGCTTGTGGTGTTGCCGTTCTTGAAAATGACTGGCGCGGCCTGGTTTGCGTAAGTCGTGCTTGGGTTTGCTGTGTCAGTTGGCGCGTTAAACAATCCCGTCATTGTGAAATTAATCACAGGGATCTGTCCCACTTCGCCTGTGATTGCAAAGCTGCCACGACAGCCAGTCAACTTGTGACGAACTCCATCGACAAAATACTCAAGCGTGCAACTTTCAAATGATGCGCTGATTGGCGCATAAGTAACTGAAGTGTTTGCCGCTATCGTCACCGAGTTGCCACAAGAACGGATGATTGCGTCCCACTTAGGCGCTGTGCCTGCAGTCCCAGAGGCCGACAGCTCAACCTCAAACGAGATCTCAACTCGCTGGTTAGCCAAAAGAATGTCGTAATTACCCATGTAGCCACGGATCAACTCACGCTCAACAGCATCAGCTTGGAGCGGAGTCACCTCCATGTTGCGGACTAAAACCGCATCAGTGCCTGCAGCCGTTGGGTCAGTCCCGTAGCTACTTTCAATCTTCGCCAGCAATAGGCGTTGACTCGTCCTCAGTGTCATCGGTTACAACCTCAAAATTGGGGCTAGTAGGTTGAGCCGGCTGAGTCCGCTCAATGAGCTTTCGTTTGCCGGTTTTTGGATCAACGAGGTATGCACCCCCTTGACCCAAGTTTTCATCTTCCATCTTAAGGTCCTTGCGTCAGATCAGCTAATCGAGTTCGGTAACGAACTAGATAATCGCAACCTATAACGCCTGCGGGTTGATCTGCATCAACCATTTCAAAACTTACGCCTTGCGGCTGAACATCAATGGCATAACCACCAAGAGTTAAATCAGCCATGATTTTGCTGTGCAGGCTTTCAACTATTGGATCGGCAACTTCATCAGGCTTGTCACCTCGCACGATCACAGACACACGAACAACAAACGACCAATCCAAGGTCGGCAAACTTGTGTTCTGTTCTGGCGTATCACTTACAGGCTCAACAACCAATGCAGGGCTCTCACCACGCTGCAATGGAACAACACGGCTGCGATAAATCCGAGAGCCCACATTCGTGGTGCCGCTCAGGCTGCTCATGATGTCTTCAAGAATGTTTTCGCGCAGTGTCGTCATGTCTTCTGCAGCGAGATTTCACAAAGCAACCCGTCGTCAATTAAACGGGTTTCGCGAACTGTATAGGCCACAGAATCAACGGTGATGCTGGTGCCTGCAGTAAGAGTTCCAAAGTCAGAAGCCTTGGCGGTGATTTGGTAGTCGGTTTGCAACACCATGTCACCAGCCAAGACTTGACTGGGCTGATCCAACAAAACTTTGGCAGTTGTAGAGCCTGACGTTGCAGACACGCCAAAAGGATCATCAAGGAAAACTCCAAGATCATCTGTCAGAAAATCAGCTAATGCCATCAGCCGTACTTAGGAAAAGCAACCCCTTTGACACTCACAGCACCGGCACCAGTACCACCAGCAACAGTAATAACAGCGCGGACATAACGCCTAGCGTCATCAATGTTGACCGCAAGCTTTTGAACTGATGCCGTATTGGCTGCGGTTGTGCTGAAGGCTGCCCCTGACAAGTCATTGAACGAGCTGTTATCAGCTGAGTCTTGAAGCTTTACCGCGTAAGTGATGCCACTGCCGCCAGCTTCTGCGTCCAAAGTGCAAAGCATTTTTCCCTCGTAAGGGAGCAGATCAACTCCTGTCGAGTTCGCGGTTGCTGTTGAAACATCGTTTGGAACAAGGTCCAAAATCGCCGCACGATCGGGGACGTTACGACTTGTCATTGGTTGCGCTCCTTGGTTTCTTTGTTTTTGGCTTTGGAGCCTCCTCGGAGGCTTCGACGGCTTTCCCGATGCGAATCAGCAGTTCACCGTCTGCGTTGCTTAGGTCATAGCTTTGACCAGCCTCAAGGGCTTGGCCGCTTGCCATGACTGCTTTGGTGCAAGTGACTTTCATAAAAAAAGGGGGGCCGTTGCCGGCCCCTGTGATCATCAAGCGGTGGTGATGTCTTCGATCGATGCGAAGGCTGACGCCTGGCGCACAGCAACATCAAACGAGATGATGCCGCGAACAGATGACAACGCCTTGGAGAAGTCATCTCCATCGGTGCCAACAGTGATTTCCAGGCCGTTGCCATAGAAACCAATCATGGCCTGGCTGAAGTCACCAGCAACCAAGGAAGAACAAACGCTGGAAGCAGAACCCTTCGTCAAGTTAGAAGGAACAGCGTTGGTTACTGCCAAGGGATAACCGTTAAGGGTCAAAGGCGTGGGGCCGCGACCGATAGCGGAAAGATCCGAGTTGTAGAGGAAAGCACCATCAGTTGCAGAAGAACCACCAGCGCGGAGTTTCTTCAGCCCGCCAACGACCTTGCCGTTGGTGACATAAGCCATGTTGGGGCCAAAGGCGTTGTCCTCAGTGATGGCAGTTTCTAGATCAACCACTTTTTCAAGGGTCAATGCACCACCGTTGGTGCCCATCGCGACGGAACCAATACCGGAAGTGTTGCGGATGCCTGTTGGCTGACCGGAAGAACCAGAACCGTTCAGGATTGCAGCGTCAACAGCAGCGTTGAGGCCATCGGTCAAATCGCGGCGAACCAGCTCTTCAATTCCAGGAGTGGCTTGAAGCAAGGTCTGACGGCTGTACTTAGACAGGGCCGCCAGGTTTTTTGGCGACATTGTTATTTGATCGAAGACCGACTCACTTTGCGTGATGGCAGTTGTCTCAGAAGACAAGTAGTAGGTGCTGGAAACACCAGAGCGGCGAGGGATTGCAACATCACCAACCAATCCGGTCAGGGTGCGAACGCCCAGGCCAACTACAGGTGAAGCATTCCGCAGAGCTTCAATGAAATCATCAGCCAGCAGATCGGTTGCGACAAGATTTCCTCCTGTCGTCGCGCCCGAAGTCACGTAAGTCGCCCGTTGTGACAGCGCAGAGAAAGGAACAAAGAAGCTGCGCTCACCAGTGGCACTCAGGCCAGACGTGCGCATAACTTCTTGGCTCAGCTCACGGCAAAGGCCAGCGCCATGCGATGACCAATCACCAGTGATCAAGGCGCGGACGCCATCCATCAACTGATAACGCTCTTGTGCTTGCTGACCAAGGTCAACAGGAGCAACAGTTTCGACAGGCTTGGAGCCAATCTTTTCGAGAACAGCTGCACGGGCAACATCAATGCTGCTGCCGTTTTCAATCAGCTGCTCAGCAAGGTCACGCATTTCGTGCTTGCCGCAAAGCTCTTGAATGTTTTTGATGCGGGTACGCTCTGACGAGGCAGCCTTTTTGGAAGCCTCATCGCGCACCACGTTGAGATCGGGTGCTGTGGACATTTGATTCTCAGAATCGGGTTGTGTGAGTGGTGCGACGCGAGCCGCAGAATCAACCTCAGGGGCTGTTTCTTTGTTCATTGTAGTGTCTGAAAGCAAAGATCTCCCCACGCCAATGTTTGGATCAGCGGGGACACTTACAACGCTGATTTCGTAGGGCTCCCACGAAGTTGCAACAAATTCGTTGTTGCGCTCTTCCATCTCTTTGATTCGATAACCAAAGGAGATATTGCGCATAATTCCGTCTTTAACGTCCGCTAAAACTTCTTGCGCAAAAGAGTTGCGGCTAAAGCGAACACGGCTAACGCCTTTCTTTTTGTCGTCGTCAAGGTAGGCACGCTCAACAACACCGATCGGACGATCCATATCGTGATTGAACAGAAGCGGTGCGCCATCGTTCAATCTGCTCAAATCTGCAGCGTCTTTGTCATGGCTCAGGATCTCTGAACCAAAGGAACGCTCAACCGGATATTCAGAGCTAAAGCTGAACTCCATCACCCGGTCTTCCTGCTCCTCAAACTGAGTTTCCCCAGCCCGCTTCAGCAATGCAGGCGCAGAACGCAATGCAGAGATTTTGGTCAACGTTGAGAACCGATGACCGGCTTTCACATCTGTCGCTTCAAAGCCTTCGTCTGTTTCGCGATAAACAGTGATTAACGCTGCAGGGTCATCCTCATCACCATTAATAGTGAACTCAGAACCAGGCACATTGATTGAGCCATCTCGCTCAATGCGATCAATCTTGCCTCTAGCCATACCGCCAGAGCTGTCCCACTGGACAAAATCACCAACGCTTAATTCATCAGGCTCTGCCCTCTTTGCGAGATCCTCAGACATTGGTAATTCACGAATATCTTTAATTCTATCCGCCTTCCCCGTTGACCACACCTGGCCCGCGTCTCCGCCCCATGCAGCCCAGGCCACGCGACCGTTTGACGGGTAGCCATCCTCTCCAGGTGAAAAACCTTCGCCTTGCTTGTCAACTTCATGGCGGGCAAACCAAGCCGACATTTCAATCACAACAGAAGCAGCTAATTC